AGATAACGGATATAAATTAATAAGTATTAAATAAATGAATATACCAAAAGAGTTTATACAGAATATACAGGGGAAGGATTTTGTAAAATACGAAGGGTTATTGAATATGTTCCATGAGAATGGGGGAAAAGAGATACGAACGAAATTGGTTCAATCACAGCTAAAAGAGGATACGTTCTTTATATTTAAAGCAGTAGTTACAGGGACTCGGGGAACTTTTGAAGGATACGGGGATGCTTGTAAAGGGAATGTAAATCCTATGATAGTTAAGCACATGATGAGAATGGCAGAAACAAGAGCAAAGGCAAGGGCATTGAGGGATTACAATAATATCGGAATGGCTGCGGCTGAAGAGTTAGATTAGTTAAATTATTAAAGTTATGAGAATGTTTAACAAACAAATAAATGGAGTCAACATAATACACTACAACCCGACCCCATTAGAGCAGTTACAAAGTAAAATTGAAGCTATGAAGACAAAAGAGAGATTGGAGAAAGAATTGAAGCCTACAGGACCTAAGTTGAGGGATGGGATAAGTTCTGAACAGGTGTTAGATCAGTTAAGAGAGATTTTAGAGATAAAAGAGAGGACTTCACTTCAAGAGAAGATAGAAGCCACAGGTTGTGATTATTAAATTTTAAACTAAACTGCTTGAATGAAGACTATAAACATAAAACAAAAAACACCAAGAGTAGTAAAGATATTTAGAAAGTTCTTTAACAAAGTCTGGAAGTTTATAAGTAAGATTGCTAAGAAAGGGTATAGCAGAATAATGAAGTTTGACCTTATAGACGGACAGAAGAGAAGTGAATCCATAGCAAGAAGAGTAATGATTTTACTTCTACTTGTACTCTCACTCTACATCTTACTTGACCTACTCGTAGACAATGGGGTACTCAAGACAAATACCCAAAGAGAACAGGAGAGCAACTACACCTCAACTATGAATATACTCCCCTCAAGCCCTGTAATAGCCCAAGAGCAAACGGAACAGGTAGGAGTGGGTAATCAGACCACCGAGAATATTCCAGAGGTTTTAGGGGCATCACAGACCCCCACACAAGATAAGGTAGAAAGTTATGTAAAAAGGTATGGGGGAAGATTTACACCTGAGTATTTAGCAACTTTAAGGAAGTATTGTGATGAAGATACTTTAAAGTTAGTAGTAGCGATAAGTGTAGCAGAGACAAGTATGGGAAAGGCGAGAATGGATTTAAAGACCAACTGGTGGGGATACCATTATGGGGGGAACAAGAGGTACGATCCTGATATGGATACCATGAGTAAGGTTATTTGTAATGGGATAAGTAAGTATTACTATGATGTGGCGACAAATTATGACAGAGCATTTACTTACACAGGAGGGGATGACACGAATACTTGGATGGGTAATGTAAATGAGGCTTTAGAGCAAATGAGGTAGTTCTTTAAAAAGGAGATTGTTTCTTATACCCTCTCCCTGGATTAGTGAGGACCTTATTTTAACAGCAACTTAAAATAGACTGCTCACGACAAAAAGACTCTGGGGAAAAGGTATAGAGAGCAATCTCTTACTAGATGGCAAGATTACAAGTTATCTAGTGGGGGGCTGGACTGGGCAGTTACGGTCCCCCTAGTTATCTAAATTAAAAGACAATAAGTAATGGAGAAGAAAACATACACAATAAAAGTTAAATGCGCGAATTGTGGACAATACACTTCTAATATAGAAATAGAAAAAGGTATCAAGGTTTACAGAGAGTTGCAATTTAGAGAGTGCCCTGTATGTGGGTGTACAGATTTGGAAATGGTAAGGAACGAATTAACTTGGACAAATACTAATTCTACAGGTGATATGGTTTCTATAGATAGTTACACTCCAGACCTAGAACCATTCTTAGACTTCATCGCACAAGAACTAGGCAAAGCAAAGGAAGAGAAAATACAAAACATATTTACTAGAGAGGAGTGCGTAATAGTTGAACCACGATATATTAGTGATTGGAGCGATAAATACAATAAACATTTCAAGTGCAATAGGTGTAAAAGCAAGTGTTTAATTCCCGTAATAGAACCACTCGTAGTCATATGTCCTAAGTGTGGAGAGTTAGATTTAGACGAGATTAGCTAAATTAAAAGACAATAAGTAATATGAAGTTGATACTAGGAGATTGTTTAGAAGAATTGAAGAAGATAGAGGATAACAGTATTGACTGTGTTATTACTTCTCCACCATATGATAATCTGAGAACCTATAAAGACACTCTGGAGTGGGGGGAACATATTTGGAAACCAATTATCAAGGATTTGTTCAGAGTATTAAAACAGGGTGGTGTAATAGTATGGGTAGTAGGCGACGCAACAATAAAAGGTAGCGAAACAGGTACATCTTTTAGACAAGCATTATGGGCAAAAGAGTGTGGCTTTAACCTACATGATACAATGATATATAACAAGATTTGCTATCCACCACTAACACACAATCGCTACGAACAATCTTTCGAGTATATGTTTGTGTGGAGTAAGGGAAAACCGAAGACGTTTAATCCAATTCTGGTGGATTGTGATACAAAGGGAAGTAAGCGACCAAGATATAAGTCCAACAAGGAGATTGGTTCTTCTGTTCGGAATGACAACCGTGTAGACATTATTAAAGAAAAGAAAATTAAAAATAATGTGTGGAATATTAGACCTAACAATACTCACCATAATCACCCAGCAATATTCCCAGAGAAACTAGCCGAGGACCACATCAGGAGCTGGACTAAAAGTGGGGATGTTGTGCTTGACCCATTTATGGGAAGTGGCACAACAGGGGTAGTTTGTAAAAAACTTGAGAGAGATTTTATAGGAATTGAATTGGTACAGGAGTATTACAACTTGGCGAAGGAGAGAATAAAAAACACTCCGAATAGTTTATTTATCTAAATTAAAAGACAATAAGTAATATGGAGAAGAAAGAGGAAAGCAAGTTAAGAATCTCGGAATATCTACACAGTTTGAGAATATCTGGTGGGTATAAAACCTTAAGAGAGTGGTGTAGATTAAATGATTTTAGTGATGTGTTATGGAGTCATTTAGAAAATAACCTATGGGAAATAGTACCAATGGGAAAGAAGATATATACACAACAAGAACTAGATAAAGCAAGAGAAGAGGGGAGAAGAGAGGGTTCGGAGATAACCTCTAGGTATATATCCGATTTTGTTAAATCAGAAAGTGGTAAGTCTGGGAGAAAAGAGATTCTGGAATACATTGAAGAATTATCTAAATTAAAACAATAAGTAATATGGAGAAGAAAGAAAATACAGGAACAAAGCTAAATGTGTTGTTGTGTAATTTAGTTGACTATGTCAGAGGAGATGACAGACCATTAGTATTTGCAGTTATGCAGGAGATTACAGAATATTTTGAACAAGAACTAGACAAAGCAAGGGAAGAGGGGAAATTAGAATATATACTGTCCCTAGGTTGGCAAGATACCAATAATGAATATGTAAAAGAAGTTTTAGAAGATGCAGATAGGATAGCTAATGAATTATCTAAATTAAAACAATAAGTAATATGGAGAAGACCAAAGAGTTAAAGAAAAGGTTTGTGGCAAGAGGGCTGTTTGTAGAAATAAAAACTAAAGGTGTTGTTGAGGAGGAGGTTGTTCACCTTTTTAATATACTTACAAGAGAGATTAATAGGTTTATGCAAGAAGAGGTTATGCAAAGAAGAAGTGAAGAGGTTTATAAATTATCTAAATTAGAAACTAAAGAGTAATGAAGATTATTAAGGCGAGATTAGAAAATTATAACGATCGCAAAGATGGAACAGTATCTCTTAAACTTGATTCTTTATTAGAAGTTCCTGATAGTGATATAGCAGAGATACGAGGAATGAGAGGTAACATAGCAATAGCGGTTATTACTGATGTTGTAGATGTACTAGAAGCAGAAGTAAATACAAAGGACATTATAGAGAACTTACCAGACGATCCATTTTTAGACAAGAGAATAACACCAGGGCAACAGCAAAGGAGAGACTTGTTTGTAATACAGAAGTTAAAACTAGGTAGAACTCCCACAAAAGAAGAACAGGCTAAGTTTTACATAGACAGAATGGCAACAATACACGAGCAGAACCTAGAGGAGATTAGAGAGTTAGAAAGTATAAGTTTTGAAGAGGAATAAAAATGTTTTGGACAATTGTAGGGGCTTTGATATTTGTGTTCTTTATACTACCTTTGATTTTAGAGGTTGTGTTAGGATTGTTAGGAATTGTATTTGATAATAGTAATGTTTTAGGGTGTATTGTTTTAGTGGCTTTAGTAATTTTATTGATGATAATTTTTTAATATTGTATAATATGAATATGAAGGAAGTAATAAGAGCTATCACATACCTTTTAGTGTTAGTATTTATAGGTAGTGCTAGTGTGTATTGCGTATTTTTGTTATTAAGTTTAATTAGAGCAATGGTGTCATGAAGTCAATATATCAGATAGCAAAAGAGAATAATATCAGTCCAGTAACCTTGTACAAGAGATTAGCTGTTCGTGATATAAAGCCTCACATTGTAAAGGGGGTTATTATGTTAGACGAGGATCAGGAGAAAGCTATTTTAGTTTATGCAAAGAGAGGTCGCAAAAATGCCCAAGACAAAAAAGCCTCTGACAAAGGGAAAATTAAGTAAAAAACTTGATGAAGCATGGAGTTTGGCTGTTAAGAAAAGAGCTGGATATAAATGTGAGGTTTGTGGTATAGGAGAATCTGGACATTTAAACTCCCACCATATTGTAGGAAGACGCAACCGAATGGTACGCTGGGATGTAAGGGATGGGGTCTGTTTATGCGTCAAGCACCATAGATTTGGAATAGAATCAGCCCATGAAGATCCATTATGGTTTAGGGAATGGCTTGAGGAGAATAGGTGGGAAGACTATGCCTATCTTTACACGATAAAGAATCAGATTAAGAAGTGGACTTTAGAGGACATGGAAGAACAGCTAGAAGAGTTAAATAAGATTATAAATGAGAAATGAGACACTTTTAGTCCTATAAGTGGAATAGATAAGTTTAAATAATTTTAGTAATAATTAAAAATGACCAAACTCTGTATAACAGGAATGGCTGGTTTTATAGGCTCCCACCTATGGGAACATGTCATGAAGACGACCGACTGGGACGTTGTAGGTTTAGTTAAGATGGATAGAGCTGGAGACCTAAATAGGATACAAGAGACTTTAAACGAGCACCCAGAATGGTTAGAAAGAACTAGGATAGTTAGGCATGATTTAAACGATAGTTTAGATACGGTTCATAAGCATATAGGAGAGTTGGATTATATAGCTCATTTAGCGGCATGTAGTCATGTAGATACCTCCATAAAGGACCCCGTAGGAGTATTTTGTAATAACTCAAGAAGTACTGTTCAAATGTTAGAATATGCAAGGATACACCAACCGAACTTGAAGAAGTTTATCTACTTTAGTACGGACGAAGTGTACGGTCCAGCCCCAGATGGATATAACTTTACGGAGGAGGATAAGTTGAGACCCAGTAATCCGTATAGTGCGGGTAAGGCAGCGGGAGAAATGATTACAATGGCTTATGGAAAGACCTATGACTTCCCGTATTTGATAACAAATACAATGAATGTGTTTGGAGAAAGACAAGACCCTGAGAAGTTAATACCTAAGTGTATGAAGACAATTCAAGAGGGAGGGGTTATGACTATACATGGAACAAAGGGAAATGTGGGTAAAAGGCATTGGCTTCACGCAAGAAATTCGGTGGATGCAGTAATCTTTTTGTTAAAACATCCTATTGTAAAGGATAAGGTACACATAGTTGGAGATATTGAGATGGACAACCTACAAATGTTTAAGTTAGTTGCAAAGTATATGGGAAAAGAAGAGGTGTTAGAGGGGAGAGATTATGTATATTTAGACTTCCATAGTACGAGACCAGGACATGATTCTCGTTATGCAATGAGTGGTAAAAAGTTAGCAGAATTGGGTTGGGTTGCACCAGTAAGTTTTGAAGAGAGTATTAAAAATATGGTAGAATGGACACTAAAACACCCAGAATGGATTAAATAATTTGACAAAAGGTAAAAATTAGTTTTATATTGGATATAATTTGTTTACCTACTGCCAATGGGAAAAGAAGCTGACTATGTAACCTCAAGTATAGGAGAAGTAGCATTTTTATTATGGCATCAGATTTATCCAGATGATTTAACCTTTAAGCCCTTTGTTGGCTGTGTTTATCACAATCCTAAAGTTAACTGGGGAGAGATAATAAACTCTTATTGGTTAGGAGAGAAAATACCTTCCTGTGAGCTATCGGAGTGCATAGTGGTAGCAAAAAGAATGCTAGACAAGGGAGAGATAAATAAAAAGTGGTACAGGGAAATGAGAGAGGCGATTGAGGATATTAGGGAAGATTATGTCTTTCCTGTTGTTTAAAATGTTATTTAAAATGGTATAATATATAAAGATGTTTGAGGATTTTAAATGGTACAAGTACTTAAAAGGACACCCAACTGCATGGGAAGGTCATATTCTTTATATCTACAATCAGATACCTATTTGGAAGCCTAAAACTATTGTAGAGTTAGGAGTTTATTATGGACACTCACTTGCAACAATGGCGGAGAGCTGTTTAGATCATAAACTAGATACTAAATTGTATGGTATAGACCATTTTATGGGAGATGAGCATAGTGGAAAGTTTGGAACAGAGGTAGAAGATGTGGCAACAGAATGTTTATCTCAATATCCGAATGTAACTTTGATTAAGAAGTCTTTTAACAGGGCATTAGAGGACTGGGATAAGCCGATTGATTTACTTCATATAGACGGTAGGCATTTTTACGAGGATATTAAAGAAGACTTCGAGGGTTGGAGCAAGTTCGTACCCATAGGGGGCCATATTATATTACACGATACTCAGGTAACCGAGAGGGGTTTTGGTATTAAGCAGTATTTTGCAGAGTTAAGGGAGAAGTATCCTGATTGGGAGTTTAGCG